TTCTGCTCTGGTCTGCAGGTCTGCTCACCCTTTCGTACTTGTCGATCTTCCCCTCAATGAAGATGGACAATACATTCGTGGCGAGCCTCCTGACCGGGTCGATGGCCTCGTTTGGGATTGAGCGGAAGACAAATGGAAATGGCAAGAAAAAGCCAGATGTCAAGACTGACTCAAACGTTGGTATCAAATAGCATTGAAGGGCTGCTTCCATTGAGCCGATGAAAGCCCTTCTTTTATTGCTTCTGCTGCCTGCGAGTGTTTCGGCTCAAAGCCTTTCTCCGCGCTTCACCTCTGCAACTGTCAACGCGACGACCACCACAACGCAGACAATTGACGAGACCGTTGCGCATGAGATCTACGGTGCAGCCGTAAACACTTGGTCTGGCACTAACGTCAAGCCAAGCAGTGCTGACATTCAGAACAGCTCCACGACATGGGACATCGTCACAGAGGGCGAGGACTTCAATCTGGAAATCACGAGCAGAGCAGCAGGCATCATCGAAACGATCGACATCGAACGCACAATCGAAACCGAGTCCACTACTACTACGCTCTCTGTCTTTGCGCAGTAAGCCTTGGTGGTGCTGTTAATGCAACGGAGGTCAGCAACATTGCTGGCCCGCAGGCTGCAGCAACCAGCAATAACACCAACACGTCGATGCAGTTCAATAACAATGGTGCGCCGTCTAGGCAGCACATGGGCAAGTCGGTGTCTTGCAATGGTCCTACGCTAAATGTGACCCCTTTCTATCTAGGCGCAGACACGCACACCGACAGCTATACAAGATCAGGCAATTTTGGCATTCAGATCGGTATCGCAGCGCCATTAGATGGCTCTATCACTGAGATGTGCAAAGAACTGGCACGTCAACGGATCTACAAAGAAAAGCTTGATTCACTGTTAGTGCGAGCCAAGGAATGCGCCAATCTCTATGACCTCGGCTACATGTTTGACCCTAAGAGTGAGCTTGCTTCTCTTTGTTCCGGCGTAGTCTCAATCGCTGCCTACCAAAAGTTTCAGGCGCAGGACGACCCCGTAGCTTTGCAAGACGCTTCATACCAGTCTTCATTACAGGCTTTAGAAGCTGAACGAGCCGCTTTAAAAGCGTTGATGCAAGAAGTGTCCCAGCAACAGCAGCAACAGAAGACGCCCCAGCAGTCACAATCGCAGTAGATAAAATCTCCTGTCTTGGTACTGGAATGCTGATGTCAGTTCCAGGTAACGTAAACTCAGTTACTTCTTTGAATTGTGGGACGTCCGGTACTTCTTGGATGCCTTGCGGTTTCTTCGGTTTTAGGCGTTGGAGCGTTTCTTGCTTTTGCTCATCTAGCTCCTCTTGTTCTGCTTGAATCTGCTGCCTCATCTGCTTTGCGGAAGGCAGGATCAAACCTCGACCACGAGGAATTGAAATTTCCAACGTCGGCAGAGGTACTTCAGCCCCAAATTCAGGGTTTGCTGGAACTCCCCACACAGGAAGAACAGGAAGCTCAACCATGTCCATCTTCCGTCACCCTCATTCATCCTTATATGCAATAAAAAAGCCCTCCCCGTGTGAGCAAGAGAGGGCTTGTATAAGGTTAGTCAGCTCCTGACAAGTATTCACGCTCCTTAGCGTATGGGGCCGTCGTGTAGTAATCACGCAGGTCCGATAAGTAAGGAACGATCCAAGTTGGCGGGAAGCAATAACGCCAATGCGAAGGACGCATACACGGAACGACGACCACATGAAAGAAGTGGTAAACGTAATTCAGTGCTTTAGCAGCCTCAAAAGGCGTATTTAGCCCCCAATTTCAGTCCGTAACCTGCATCGCTGTCTTTGAATTTGGCGTAGCTAGCTTCGGTGTAAAGACTCATGTTTTCAGCCAAAGAAGCCGATGCGCCAGCTTTGCCAGAAAAACCCCATTCGCTGTCAACGGTGTCGTTTGACATTGCAGGGCCTGCCTGAATGTAAAAAGGTCCATCCTCATAACCAACGTGCAGCTCTAGCGAAGAACCAGAGAACTGTGAGCCAGAAAATCCACCGTTGAATTCCGGGTTGAAATACAACCCGTCTAGACCTTGAGCCATAGCGGGTGCACCAGCTAGTGCGATGGCACTTGCAATAGCAACAGGTTTAAGCATTTGAAAAAAGGAAAACCGCTGCCACGTTAGAGCGGATCTCGCTTACCAGCAAGAATCATGCAAGCACGCTTATAAAACATGCTGTCAGTGCGCCCTTGTCGTTCCATCAACTCTTTTATCTTCTTCCAGTTCTCAAGGGTGTGGCGATCCATTACCTTCCTTGACCACGATACATTTTTTTATTATGTCGCGGCTTTGAATTTGAACTTTGACCTTGGCGACTTTTTTTAGGTTTGCCCTTTACAAAAGTTTTGCCAAGAGCGGTGCGTGACTTTACGGCCATCGTTCAGCAGGCATAGAAAGAAGCGCCCAGCTCATCACGAGCAGGACGCCAGTTGCGGCACCAACCAAAAAGGTCATCAAGACGGTTTAGTCGGCCATGTCACTGTAAAAGGAAATCCCTCTTGCGCTGGAATGTCACGCAGAGCTTGACGATAAGTAGCCCATGCAGCGGTATCACCTGGAGCGTCTGCCAGCTGCGTGTAATCAGTGTCAGCAAGCAATTGATTTCGCAAGCCACGGATGTTTTCGCTTGCGCTCTCCTGCGAAAGCTCTTCCACTGTCCACGATTGGGTCCAATCAGCACCAATTCGTCTAACAGCTTGCGTAACGTGATGCGTTTTGCTGTCGTAATCAGGAACTGCAGTTGCCACTACAGGAAAAACACGATGCGCGGCAAGTGTTTCATCACTGATAACAGCAGGAAAAGACGTTCCAGGATTTTCATCCCGAAGCCTAGACAGTGAGTAAGGGAAGCTGACAGGCTGGTTGTCGCTGTTGAGTTGAACGTACATGGCTTAGGAAATGTTGAAGGCCACAACGGCGTCATTGTCGTCACCGACAATGAAAAACATAGTTCCATCCGGCTTAAAAAACACGGCTTGTGGATCCGTCTCTAAATAACCTACTGCAAAATTCTTTGAAAAAACGGCACTAGAAACATCCCAAGCAGTAGACAACTCATATTGATTTACGTCATCCCCACTGCCGCCAACAACGTACATCCTTTTCCCATTGTCTCTGAAAAAGAAACCTCTAGGATTTGTTTCTTGAGAATACACAGAAAAATCGCTAGAGGTGCCGTCATAACTAGCCGTAGATACATCCCAATCAGTAGAAAGGCTGTATCTAAATATCTTTCTATTGCCGCCGTCTAAAATATACATTTTAGATCCGTCAGACTTAAATGAAACAGAATGTGGGTTTGTTGATTGAGAAGATACAGAAAAATTTTGAGTGTAGCTTGCTGTAGATACATCCCAAGCAGTGGTCAAACTGTACTCGTTTACGTCATCCCCACTGCTGCCAACAACATACATCTGCTTCCCGTCTTCGCTAGTGCCATCATTTCTAAAAAATATACCGCGAGGCGCTGTCTCTTGGGCACTAACGGAAAATGTTTGCGAAAAACTTGCAGTATCAATGTCCCAATCAGTCGATAAAGAATACTCATTTACATCATCACCGGAGGAACCAGCCACATACATTTTACTTCCATCCCCTTTAAAAAATAAACTTGTAGAAGCTGTTTCCTGCGAATTAATAGAAAAGCGATCTGTAGTCGGTTGTGAGTAGTTAAATCCTGTTAGAGTCCAGGCAGAGCTGACAGTATATTTAAAAACAGTTCGTGTTCGCCCAAAAACAAATATCTCTAAGCCATCGCTCTTAATAAACAACCCGCTTGGATTGCCTGTTTGATCTTTTACACTTGCATTGCTTTGATAGCTTGCAGTGGATACATCCCATGCCGTACTCAGCGTATATCGGTTTATGTCGTCGCCTGTAGTTCCAGTAATAAACATTACGGTCCCATCTGTTTTAAAAAAAACGTCCTTCGGAGTGGCTTCTTGCGCCGAGACAGAAAAGTTTTGACTGTAACTTGCGGTAGACACGTCCCACGCAGTTGATAAATCGTACTCATTTACATCGTCTCCACTGGTGCCGCAAACATACATTTTTGTCCCATCGGGCTTAAAAAATAATCCTGTTGGAGTTGTTTCTTCGGTGCCAACAGAGAAATTTTGCGAGTAGCTCGCAGTAGAGATGTCCCACCCAGTCGATAAATCGTATTCGTTTACATCATTGCCTGAGTCCCCAAGAACAAACATCTTTGTTCCATCCGACTTGAACCGTACTTTTTGCGGGAAAAAGTCTTGACCAAAGACAGAAAAATCTTGCGAAAAGCTGACTGTACTTATGTCCCAAGCGGTAGAAAGACTGTATTCAATTACTTTTCTATTGTTATCCTCTATAACAAACATTTTCGTTCCATCGGGCTTAAAAGTTCCTCCAGTTAACTCAACGTCTGAGCCTAATCTGAAAAAATTTTGACCTGCACCGTCAAACGAAGCGTTGGCAATGTCCCATGCAATTTCAGGTTCTGCTGCATTTCCAGCAGCCGCCTGAATAAGGTTACGTCCCAACATCAGGCTGCACTCCCAACATAAGCTCCGTACAGCGTAGTTGAGAGCTGCCAGAACACAAGGACATCATTTGCGGTCAATGTTGGAGCCGTGTTGCCGTCCGATGTGACCCAAGTGATTGTCGGCCACGTCACTGTGTAACTAGAACCGTTCACAAGATGCAAGACAAGCGATTGCCCATCTTCCAATGATTCTGTAAACGTAGTGTTGGCAGCCAGCGTTTTAATTTGTACTGAGCCAGCATCTGGGTCGAGATCAGTTCCCGTCAGCGTTGACGTTGCTTCCTTGATTTCAGCAAGCGTTGTTTGACCCGTAATCGCAAGAGTCGAATCAAGCGTTGTCGCTCCAGTAACGTCCAGCGTTCCAGGGACATCAATGTTGCTCGCAAACTCGACGCCCGTTCCAGCAGAATCGGTTTGCAGCAGTTGACGTGCTGTGCCGTTTGCAAGCTTGCTGACTGCAATCTCAGCAGATGAGCTGATGTCGGCGTTCACGATCACGCCAGCGCCAATAGCAGTTACGCCAGCGTTTGTAATTGTGATGTCGCCAGACATGGCAACACTTGCAGCCTGATTGCTGCCATTACCAACCAAAATGTTGCCTGATGACAGGGTTGCAAACTTCGTAAATGCAATGCTTCCCGCAAGCATTGTGTTTGTGACTGTGCCGGTATCGCCTGTCGTAACGACAGTGCCTGTCACATCAGGAAACGTGATTGTGCGGTCAGCAGTTGGATCGCCTGGGTCCAGCGTCAGCTCATAGTCGTTAGCTGATGTGCCTTCAAAAATAACTGTTCCGCCAGTGTCAATCGTGACATCACCAGTAAACGTCGGGCTTGCAGCTCCAACCTTTTCAGTGTCAAGTTCTTCGATTGCAGCCTGCACATTGGTGGCAACGATGTTGCCAGCAGCTGTAAAGCCAACGTTTTCTGCAACCTGAGCAACAACCGTATCCGAAACATCAATCTCGGTATATGCAGTGCCGGTTGAAAGCAAAAAGTCTGGCGGACTAAGCGCAACCGCTGGCGCAGGTGACGTTCCAGTGCCAGCTTCACTGACGACAACGTAATAGCCTTTGTTTGCGGCTGCAGCAGCAGGGAGAGCCTGTCCGACCACAAAGCTCAATGCCGTACCTTCAGCCGTAACCGTTGCCATCAAGTTCGTACTGGCGTCATAAGTGCCAGCAAGAACAATTTCACCAACGCTGATGCCAATCGGCTGCCAAACGTTTCCGTCCCAGAGAAAATAATCTCCGGTAAGTGAATTAAGGTGCGTTTGACCAATAAATGCACCGCCAGCAGGTGTGGTCGTTGCAATCGTTGCCGTGGAACGATCAGCAAGCTTTTCTGCTGTTACAGAATCAGCCGCGAGTCGAGCTGATGCAAAAGTTCCTGTTGTAATTTTTGCTGCGTCAAGGTCAGGAATATCACCCGCTTCCAGTGAAGATGTGGCCGTAATATGCCCTTGAGCGTCGAACGAAACTTTTGCGGCAGTACCGCTAGCCACTGCATTGCTGTGATTAAGCTCGCCTACAACTGTTACAGCAAGGCCATCTCCTGGCTTGATAGTGCCAACAGTGGTTGACGTGGCAATCGGAACATCGCCTGCGGTAATCGCACGCCCACCAGTGACCAAGCCATTGGCGTCGTACTGAACAATATGGTTTTCAGTTGTTTCAGCAGTGACGGTGTTATCAATAGCGATCGTGTCGCTTGACATCGTCAGGCCGTTGCCGTTGACGATTACGCCACCTTTTGCAGAAGTGGTTGCAGTCGGTAAATCAGCGCCAGCAATGGCTCGATAACTGACCGCACCAGCGTCACCTGATGGTCCCGCAAGGAATTGAGCAGATGCACTCGTGTTATTTAGCGCTGCGGTAATCGTTACGGTGTCATCAACTGTTGTAGCGGTGATGTTGACGATTCCAGTTGCGTCGCCATCAACGGTGTTAATTGAACCGGCAGCCCGAATGTTTTTCCACTCAGACCCATCCCACAGATAAACCTTGTCATCGCCTGAGTCATAAGCGAGCTGCCCCGTAAAAGCACCGCTGTCCGGTAGCGAAGTGACAATATCGACCGTTGACTCATTTGCCAGCTTCGCTGCAGTAACTGCATCAGCAGCAATTTGAGTCGTATCAACAGCCCCGTCAGCTAGTGCCGTTCCAGCAATATCACCTGCGCTGAACAGAATCTTTGCACCTGGAATGGTGTCGTCACTAATCAACGTGACACCATTAGCGATTAAGTCACTGACCGTCAGCTTTTTGGTTTCGCTCGCGCTGTCGTCAACAACAGCTAAAACATCAGCTGCGACTAGATCAGATCCAGCAAGTGCGTTCAGTTCGCTGATTTTCAGGTCGGCCATGAACGCTACGCCCTAAACCACTGAGTCACCTCATCATAGTGGTAGCGCCAGCTCCGTTCCAGCGTCAGAACTCCTGCATAAGAGCATCTGTCGTGCCTTGCTCCAGCAGGATGTCATCGGAGTTTTCTTGGAGCAGCTTCGGCGGTGATTCCAGACTCATCCGAATCTCTATCGGGCCAGTCGTAATAAAATCAGCCGTAAACTGAATAGCATCAGACGGCGAAAACTGGACAGCACATGCCGTCAAAACACCAGTAAATTCGTACCAGATCTCTTGCAATGCCGTACCACTATCCCCGCTAGGGTTGTGGCTGGTCGTTTTAAGGTAAAAACGAGCCCTAAATTGACTGCCAACTCTTGTACGAAGTTGCAGCTCTAGCAAATAATTTGGCAGCTCATTTTCCGTATCGCCCGTATATTCCCAAAAACAGGACATCCGCCCCGAACCAGACATCAAGGTGCTGATTCGATTGCGAAACTCGTCTGAAAGCGCTGTCGTGTCAACGGTTTCGCGCTCAGTGTTCAACTCAAAGCCACTGCACTGCGCCAGAAGCCGTCGTTGTGCATTCTCAACTTTTACTCGAATTTGAAGGTTAACCCCTTCGTCTTCGTAGGTTGAAGAGATTGAAGTGGCGTTAGCAGTTTCGTTGTTTACCGCGTCCGCAAATGAGTCGTAAAGCCTAATTCCATCAAGCTCGTCAACATTGATAAATTTTTTGACACTGGTCTTGGTGTAGCCGTCAATGAAGCTAAGAGGCAATCCTGCAGAGTCATCTCTAGTTGTAATTTCGACCTGATCGCCGCTCAGCAGCTCACCATGGCGAAAAGCAAAACTGAAACGGTTTTCGTCTGAATTTGGATCACTAGTGTTGACTACACCTTGTAGTTCACTTCCGTCAAACTGCCGCTGCAGCTCGACTTCCCCAAAAGTTCCTAAGTAGATACTCATGAGATCGTGACCGTAGACAGTGCTCCCGTACCTTGGAACGCAATCTCGGCTCGCACAATATCGCCAGTTGCCGCTCCAATAGATGCGCTGGTGATATAAGCCGTCAGCTTGATGTCGTTGTTATCCGTTCCATCAACCCAGCGGAAGGTCAACTCAACAGTGTCGGAACTGCTA